TCCTCGCCTGATGCGTTATGAAACCATAAATGTTTATTCCCACCGCCACGTATATAGATAGCGTTTTGAGCTAACTCTGTTGAGCCATTTAAAGCTTTTAAACCGCCTGGGATAGTTACATTACTGTTGTTAGCGTCATATTGTACAGCCCGAAAATAACGCCAGTTTATGGTTGTACCGTCATCTTCACGCACTGCAAGAATAAGTGTCGAATTAGAGTAACGGATGAATTGAATTAATGGCCTATTAACTCGCGCACCGGCTGCCGGATTAGTCGCAGCGATGACGTCAATGTAATAATAGTCCTGGGCAAGAAACGTGGGACTGTTAGTACATGCGCGTACATCAATAAAAAATGATTCCCCGACAACAAAAGGATACGTCGCAAAATCAATTCCGCCATGATTGCAGTCAGAGCTAAAATTGCCTTTGTAGCCAACCGGCACAAGCCCGCCGGTATTACTGTTATCGACAACGTTACGCGTGGCCGCTGTTCCAAGCCCCATATTTGTACGCGCTATCGCTTTATCGATTAAATCTGAAAGATTATTTTTTCGCAAAAGTGCATCAGGTACGCGGTCAGTGATGAGCTTAACGATGGCAGTATAAAGCTGGTCGTGCTGGCCCTTGTTCAGCACTGCGCCAGATTTCTCAATCGCATTACAGACCTCCTCCTGCACTGCATCCCACATATCGCTGTTCAGGTCTGTAGCACGGCGTCCTGTGCCGGGATCGCCGTTAGTAAAACCATTTTTACCCGCGCCAAACTTATCTGTCTGGGCGGTAGGTGTATCAATTCGATGCATCTTCTGCTCCTTCTGGGTATGCGAAAACAACGACGGTATGAGAGGGGCTTAACTTTTCAATCACGCATTCCGCCACGGTGTCTCCCCAGGTTCTGATTGCTGAGTTGCACGCGCTGGTGCAGGTCTGCCAGCTGACATTGGCGTCTGCCGGGATGTTTACCCGCCAGTAATACCGCCAGAACGCTCCCCACTCAGGATCGGGTGAAACGTCCTGGTTCTGAAACTGTTCAATGGTGGCCGTGTAATAGCCGAGCGCGTCGAGCTGCTCACGGTAGAATTGTTCGTTAATCCCTCCCGTCACGTTTGCCTTAGCATCCAGACGCTGCTGGCGCTGCCGTAACGTCTGAACACCGTCAGGCGCGCAGGAATCCGGCAGACCATAAAGCGGTTCATAGCGCCCAATCAGTTCTGTGGTTTGTGCCGGGTCGATTTCCTTCATCAGCGCATCGGCGCGCTGCTGTACGCGAGCCAGGGACGGCGAAAGCCCCTCAAGCAAAGGGTTATCCCCTTCCCATGCAGGACCCGGTGGGAGCAGCTGATAAAGAAGTCGGGTGTAGTCGTCTTCTGATGCCATCAGGCTCCTCCGCTGCTGACGTAAGTGGCCCAGGTGATCGTTCCCAGTACCGGTAATTCAGTTTCGCCCAACGTTATATCGGCAGCAGGAACGGTAAGTTTGTGCGCCACTTCCCCGGAAGCCAAGCTGATCGCTTCGCTGATACGCGAGACGTATACTTTTCCAGATGGCGCACCATCGCGCAGCATTAACGAATTAAGCTCCGCTGTGACCGACGTCCTGATTTCAGTCGTGTCTTTCGCAAGCGCAATCGTCATCGGGATAACCTTTTCACCTGCTGCAAAGACAAACAGACCGCCACCTGCCACGGGAGCCAGCGGTAAAATGTGTTCACGGACACGCTGAACCAGTTCATCATCGGGTGCCGGGCTGGTCGATTCCCCGGTTGCTACCATGACCCCGACGGTGCCAATCCCCTGGTAATGTCGGAGTGTCCAGGCGCGAGTGATCCCGGCAATTTCTTTCGCCCAGATGATGTAATCCGGATCTGCACCTCCCTGCGGGATGTAGTAGAACCGTTCCATTACGCGCGCACGCCAGACTTCGAGATCTTCCACATCAGCACCGTCTGTTATGGTATCGGCGTACCCGGTGGAGGAAATGCCACTAACCGGCGTACCAAGACGCAGCGCAATGCCATCATCGGTATTTCCTGCCGTTCCTGCTTCATCAGCGGTCACCGGCACGCGCAAAACCCCGCCGGAGGCCGTAACAGATGCTGTAGTGGTAAAAGTCACCTGGTCATCACGCTGGATTTGCGTCCCGGCAGGCAACGTCGGGGTACCGCTCAAGCCATCCCAGCGCACGAAGCCCGCAGCAGAGACAGCATCTTTGCGGGGGCAACGTTTGATACGCGCATGCCTGTATAGCCAGTCCTCATCGCATAAATCCGGCAACATATTACGGGCCAGATAATCGATGTAGCCATAAAGGGTATGAACAGCTGCAGCCTGTACACGGGCGTACACTTCCGCATCCATGCGGCGAAGCAGCACGTCCTGTTCAAAACGCGTAAGCAGATCGCTGCGGATCGTAGCGATAAGCTGCGGCAGTTCAGGTCGCGTAAATTGACTTTCAGCCATCAAGCTCGCTCCATATATCATCAAAAGTTATGTTGTGCTGGCTGCCATTCTGCTGCCAGACAGTGACACCAGCCGCCAGGGTATCAATGCCAGTTCGTTCCGCAGTCACATCAATCTGCGCCGCCACGCCGTCTTCAGTCAGCCAGTCCAGCGCCTGTTGAATATATTCCCGTGCGGCCTGCGGTGTTTTGTTTGTGAGCTTGCTTCGCTTAAGCAGATACAGGCGCGAGCCAGTGCGGTCGTTCTGCACTGTGGGCCAGGTGTCACCCCACCAGCCATACGGCTGCGTTGTGTTGTCATCGCTTCCGGCACGCCGCCATGAAAATAAAGAAATCACTACGGCACGCGTTAAAAGGTCGAGCGGGTCCGAGGACTCCTTCAGGAGCCCGTTAACGTATAGGATCATGCTGTCAGCCCATTGGTTGGTCTGGCGCGTTCGTCGTTCCGCCGCCGTCGCCGTTTTCTTTGTGAGTGTGGCCGTTGTATGTCGAACGCATAGCAGCCATTGTTTTCCCGGCGCCATCGCAGAGATCTTTAATCTGGCCGGTCGCCTCAATATCCATTTCGAATCGGGCCTTTGGCGCATTGGTTAGCGTAATCGGCTTGCCACCGCCATTAACCACAATCCCTGCCCGGGTCAGCGTCACGGACTGGCCCATGTCGTCGTAAACGGCAACCTCACCCCGCTTGAGCCCTTTAAGCCGGTAGCGACGATCTGCCACCATTATCACCACGCCATGGGAACGGTCGCCGGCAGAAAACAGCACCGCAGCTTCCGCACCGTTTTGCGCAGCCGAAGTAAACCCATAGGGCTCGAGGTGTTCCATGTTTTCTTTGATGTCTCCGGCTATCAGTTTAAGGCCGACGGCCTGGCATTTTTTCCCGGCATCGAGTGATGTGATCACCGCCCGGGTAAACAGGTTGGCAAGCGCTTTTAAATTTGCAGCCATCAGAAATCACCGCCCCCTCCGGATGTTTTCTTCTTTTTCTTCTGGGTTGTCGGTTCAGGAAGATAAGCATCTGCCGGTCCCACCCGCAGTTCAGTGATGGTGCCGTTGCCGTCCTGGCTGTAAGTGACTTCGGCAATCACCAGTTCATCATTGTCAAAACCCACCAGCGGATCGAATACAATCACGCGCTGATTCGGCTTCCATAACTCTCCGTTACCCTGGCGCCAGCCCTGCACGGTGTACGTGGTTTCCAGAGTTCTGGCTGCGCGCTGGCGCGCTTCGAACTCACAACGCGCCTTGCAGCTGTCCGTTGTCGCCGTTCCGGATTGCTGTGCCGTCATCGGACGGTAACGCGTCACCCCAGCGTCCCGTGTGGCCTGCCGAATAGCAGAAATGGTTGCTTCACCAAAATCATCATCGGTGCCAGGCCGCTGGCCAGTGATGAGATAGTCAGAAAAACGCTCACGTACGCTGCGTTCGGTATCGCAGGAGAGGATATTTTCTCCCAGCACCAGCGCAGTCGCCGCCTTCACGCTGCCGGGGGTGCCGAGAACCAGATTTCCGCGCTCATCGTCATACGCAAGCGCCTGCACCTGCCCCAGTAAACGGTTCAGGCATTCAATCACCGTTTCACCATGCTCTGGCTGCGCATCAATAACGGCGGATGCCGGTGCCCCGGAATCAATAACAGAAATACCGAAAGGCTGTGCCAGGGCCTCAGCAATTCGCACCAGACTCTTACCGCTGTGCTGGACCGGAGCTGCGGTGCAGTCGATTAAATCTGCCGTTTTACTGCGCCCTACGATCCCCGTCGTGATGGCGTTTGCATCATAACGAACGGGCGTGGCCTCAACCCAGCCGGTAATCACCAGGTCGTCACCAATCAGCACTTCTACCCGGTCGCCATTTTTAATCTGAGCAGAGCCCTCAGCCTGTCCAGGCCACTGACGGGTGATGGTCACATTAAAATCCCGGGCGACACGGTCAATCCCGGCGCTGATACGCACTGACGTCCAGCCGCCCCATTCCCGCCCGTTCACACGCAGAAACACGATATTGTTCATCGGACCGGCACCCTCAGCGGCATCACTGGCACAAAGCCGGGATGGCGTATTGTATTGCGGTCGAGAATATCTGACTCCCGATCCGCGTCGTCATACCAGCTCGCAGCCAGTACAAGGGCGGGCTGAACTTCGGATGGTGTTATTTCAGCCGTTTTTTCGGCCTGCGCCAGCCGACCGGAAATGTCGCGGTTTAAATCCGTTCTTAGCGAGGAAATTTGCAGGAACAGATCGTCATCCGTAATGCGCAACTGCTCCTGGTCTATCGCGGTGTTAATGGCGCTGCGGATGTCTGTCAGAGCATCCCACGTCGGCGGTGGATTTACTGTGTTGTTCGCAACGGCACTATCAAGAGAAGGGTGAGGCACATTAATAATATCGGTCGCCGCCTGTGCGCCTGCGGCGCCGGACATGGCACCAGCCTGGAGTGATTGCGATGGTGCAGTGCGGGGCTGAGGTAAATCAGTAACAACGTTAACCGATGTGCTGATAGCTGTAGTGCGTATGGCTGAGGCCACAAGATTGCTCTGTGTTCTCTGTACCTTCACTGATCCGGAATCGGTCGGCCACGTGCCGCGAGGTGCCAGCCCAGAATCAAGCGTAACGCCGGACATGGTTTTTACCATCGTGACCAGATCGGAAGTATCCCCGCTCAGTCGGTCCCCTGCCCGCCATGCTTTCTGGAGGGCACGCACAAAATCATTGGCAGTACTCGGCGGCATAAGAATGACGGACAAATCCCCCTGCAGGAGACGCATGGCAGCAGACACGCCGGAGTCCACCATCTGAAAGGCATCGGCAACGGTTCCCAGCATATCCGCCGCGTCGGCCAGAACATCACTCTGAATAAAATCAGGTATGCCTGAGAGTGAGAACGCCCCAAACATGCCGTCGATTGCATCATCATACAGGCTGCCTGTTTCATTCAGTCGGTTGGCCGTGGCAATGCCCGCCGTCGGAAATGACAACTCACCGCTTTCAACGAACTGAAAAGATACGCGACACATGCGCCCTTCGGCGTTGCTGTGAGAAACCCTGACCTGCCCGTCAATGCTGCCCTGCATTTCTCCGTACTGAGGATGAACCAGCGTACCCGGCCCCGCCGTTTCTATAGCAACAATAAGCCTGTCACGCTGAACGGCATACCCATCGCCGATGAGGTAAGCGTTTATCGTCAGCCGCCTTGTTGCCCGACCTAAATCCTCAGTAAAGGGTTTATCCCGGTTGGGGTATTCGTGAACCTGAACACGCCGCCCGAATGAGCCTTCATCATCCTCTACAGAAAAGCCCACCCCCCGAAAAGAGGCTTCGCGCAAACGCGTGCGCCAGTCGGGTGCGCTTGAGAAAAGAGCCATAACGCCACCTGAAAGTAAAAACCCGCCGAAGCGGGTTAAGGTTGATTGCGGAACGGGGAATAACCCACATCATGATTTATCGTCATCGATGCGCTACCCGTTTTGGGTACATCAATTACACGCATTCCCTGCGGTGCATTATCAAATGTCACTTTCAGTTCACTGCGCTGCAGTTGAGAAGGAGCCGCAGTTGTCAGCCCTGTTGCCGCCGATCTGTTAACCGGCACTGCGGGTAAGTAACGCTCTTCAGGGATAGGGTTATCCATGCCGATAAGTTCGCGCAGACGAGGTAAGAATCCGTTATACCCACGCTCTCTTTCCTTCGTCTGCATCTTATTAACGATGAACCCTCCCTTATCCATACCCGCGTCTTTTGAATCCGTTTCCAGATCCTGGAGTTGTTTAAGAAGAGAGATTGCGATGCCAATTGTGATAGTCATGGCACCCATTTTACCAATGCTTCCCAGCAGTCCCGACAGGGAGCGTGCAAGCACTACTGCCTGCTGAAGCGCCCCTATAGTTTTCACCGTAAAAGCGCCGGCCATTACCAATCCAACCCCCTCGATAACGGTTTCCCATCCCCCCATGGCCTGCGCCACTTTATCCACTTCCTGCCAGACCTCTTTAATCACCGGCCCAACCGTATCCCAGTTTTCGATGATGAGCATTGCACCAGCAGCCAGGGCCGCGATAGCCACTTTTGCCGGAGACAGGTTCATGACGCTGTTCAGGATTTTAAATGCGCGTGATAACGTGCCGATGGCTACCCCTACTCCCAGTAAGGCGGCACCAAACCTGGCAACCGACTGGACCATTTCGGGATTGGCGCGCACGAAGCTCCTGAGTTCTTCGAGGTAAGGCATGACCGCCTTTGTGGCATCGTTTATGGCAGGAAGAAAGGTATCACCGAGCGTTATCGATATCGCATTCACGCTATTTTTCAGCAGCGTTAGCTGGTTTTCCGTCGTTGCCGCACGGCTGGCGTACTCCTTCTGCATCGAGCCACCGTACTGCTGAGCGTCGGCAACACGGTTAAAGTTGGTTCGCAACAAATCCATGTTGGTGAGCAACGGTGCAATAGCGGAAAGTGATTCCTTCCCGAACAGAGAGTTCATCACAGCAGCCTGCTTAGCTTTCGGGACCTTAGCCAGTGAATCCAGTACCTTCAGAATTGCGCCTTTGGAATCCTTCTGCATTTCCGCAGCCAGCTGCCCGGGGTCAATCTTGAGGAAGCTGAGCGCCTTTTTCTGGGCTGATGTCGCTGATTTTCCTGCCGTCAGTGACAACATAAAGTTCTTGATGCCAGTAGAAGCGATCTCAGACTCTACGCCCATCCCCGCGATGGTAGCCCCCATCGCAGCAATTTCCCCCGAAGCCACCCCGGCGACACTGCCCAGCGGACCGATCCGGGTCACAATTTCCGATATTTTCGCCGCGTTTGCAGGCCCCGTATTGCCCAGGTAGTTAATCTTATCCGCCAGAACAACCACGTCATCCTGAGTCAGTTTAAACGCCGTTCTCCACTGCGCCATCATCTGCCCGGACTCTTCTGCCGTCTGGTCAAACGCCACGCCCATTTTTACTGCATCGCTGGCAAACTGCATCAGATCCTGTCTGGCAATCCCCGCCTGCCCACCCGCAGCGACAATTTCAGCTATCCCTTCTGCAGCCATCGGCAACTGAGTCGATAACTCCAGAATATCGTCACTCATCCCCTGGAAGACGGTTTTATCATCCAGGCCATCAACCACCTTGCGAATATCGGCCATCTTTGATTCAAAGGTGATAGCCGAGCCAATAGGCATGATCAGTGCGCCAAGGATGGCCGTTCCCGCGGCTGCCGCGCCTATTGCCAGCCCAGCCATCTCCTTCTGGAATCCTTTGAGCTCCCGCTGCATGCCTTTCATCGGACCGGTGAGCTGATCAACGGCAGTGATAATGGCCTTTAACTGAAAACTGTCAGCCATTTTTTATTTCCTCATTGATGCGAACGGCCTCTGCCTCCAGTTCCAGAAATTCAGAGACAGGCGACCGTCTGAGTTCAAGGGGGTTTAATCGCCAGTAGTGGGCAACGTTGAAGAGTCGCTTTCGGAGGTTGTCTCCGTTGAGCTGGTAAAAAAACTCAGGATCATCATTGAGGCTTTGAAGATATCGATAAGCGCCATGTCGGCTGCCGAAGAGCGGGGAATGCCCGCCAGTATCGGGAGATACTTCAGCATGACCGAACTGTCTGGTCGAACACTGCCTTCCGTATTGATTGTGAACGGAAAACCAATACGTTCAATTTCATCAAATGTTGGTTCGCGCAGTTCAAGTACATGGACCTTTTCGTTATGCGCCATGATGGGCTTTTTCAGCGGCAGTTCTTTCATTGATAGAACCCTTCTTCACCGTGGAATTCCAGATCCACTGTGCCCTCTTCCGGGTTGTGATTGGCTTCACCATGAAGCCAGGCGTTTGACAGAACATACACCTGACCGTTTGCCAGTTCGGAGGTGATGGTCATCTGATCAGATGTGGTAATTTTGTCGACAGGAAACGCTTTCGGCACCTTCGCCGTCACCTTCGTGTACGGTGCACGGGACGTTTCTTTGTAATCAACAGAACCATCCAGGCCAATAACATCATCACGAACCCGGGTATTCATCGGTACCTCAATGCCGCCGGTGATCGACAGCTGCTGGCCATCAACTTTGAAATAGGTTGTACCCGCAATTTTTCCCATTACGCGGCCTCCTCGTTATACTGCAGGCGGAACTGATTAAGCACAGCGAACACGCGCAGCTGGTTGACATAATCCGGCGGGAACAGCACATCCAGGCGGTTCGGGTCGGTCGCATTACGTTCCACAATCAGGTACTTCTGGAAAAGATCGAAGTTCTCCACAATGCCTTCACGTTCAAGGCTCCGATAAATAGCACTCAGCTCCCCTCTGATAACCGCAGGTGTGACAATGGCCTGCCCCGGACCAAAACGCGTACCGTCGTTCGCCAGTTTGTGGCGCCCGTATTTACTCGTAATCACCGATTTCAGACGACGCAGTACATATGCGCTGGTATGCAGCGTTTCGCTGTCCAGATAGCTGTTATCAGCAACGCCATAGGCATTCGTTTTATACGTGGTGATATCACGTTGAATACGCAAAATGCCCGTTTCGGTGTAAGCCGTGGCGATCCCATGCGTCAGAAGGGACTGCTGTTCGGTGACGGTGAAACGTTTTCCGGTCGGCGCAGGTAATGCACCAGTCAATTCCCCGGTCTGAGTTGGGCGGGCGGGGTCAATACGTAAAAAGACGGCATCACGTGCCAGGCGATAACCCACCAGCTCATCAATGGGGGTCTGAATCGTGGTTTCATACCCGGCAACAGTAATGTGCTGGTTATTCAGCAAATCACCAAAAGCCACAAGCTCGGACAGTGAACCTGTTTTCGCCGTATAAACATGACCGTAAAGCTGGCGAATGTAGCTCCAGCGGCCAGAACTGTCGTTCATTTCCGTCGCCATCATTTGTAATGACGCCGCATCGCTAAATGGCAGGCCAATATAATCAAAGGGCTCATCGCCCATTGCCGCAATGGTCTGTGACAAATCAGAATCACCAGCACCACCGGACATTTTCCCGATCTGAATACTGAGACCCGCAGGCGCACTTTCTCCACTGGCCGTGCCGTAATAGTTCAGCGTCAGCGGCAGACTGTTTCCCACTGTGCCACCGTTCACTGCCGTCAGCGTAATGGTCCCTTGTGTGTCGCCACCAGAGGTCGCTACATATGCCGCAGTGACAGGCAGATCGACATTTTTATTAATGGCTGCCATCAGAGATTGGACTACCTGCCGTCCAGTGTCATCTGTGGCCACAGTTGTTTGTACCCGGGTCGTTCCGATGTACAGATTAACCGAGCCGGCATCTGTTGCAGTACCTGTCACCGTCAACGTTCCACTTGCCACCTCACCGTTATCTTCCACGGCAACAACCCAGAGTTCACCAAACGGATCAACCTGACGATAAGCAGCAACCATGCGGGCCAGTTGGCTCCCGCGTCCGGCCAGTTTCTTCGCCATGTCGGCGGAGGGCATGATGACCAGCTGATTAAGTGGAAGATCTGCATCAGATAGCGCCATGCCAATCAGCAGGGAAGGCGCACTGTCCTGAGCCGTGTTAGCAGCACTGTTATCCATTTCGGCATAAAACAGCGGCACCCGGTTTTCACCCGGAATGGTGTTGAAGCTTACGGTCATTTTTTACCTGCCTCTTTGTTTGAAAGTGGGAATTTAACAACGTCCCCATCCGCAATACGGCGGTACCAGTAGGCGGATGGCTCAACATTTCTGCCTTCATCAGGCAATACATCACCGCGGGCGGGGTCCGGCACGGACCGCCCTTTTTTAGGCTTAATAAACATGGGTTACTCGCTGAAGTTGATTTCGGTGTGGTGTTCAATAATCCCATCTGGCCCGTTGCCAGGTTCGATGAAATCAACATCAATACTTATCGTTTTCAGCTCATCCAGAGCATCCAGATCGTCCTGCTGTCGCGTATCTTCTTCCGTGATTTCATACTTCACGGTGAAATCGAACTGGTAGTAAAGTTCGTAACGATTAAGATCCAGCAACATGCCGCCAGCATAGTTAATTTCATGCGCCTGCGAGTCAGGCTCCCATCCCAGCAATGCCTTCCAGACCTCTGCCCGGACATCGTGAACGGCATCGTAAGATGCCCACTGACCTTTTTCGTCACGCTCATTACTCAGAACAACGATGACGGAAAACCCCTCCGTCAGATCCTGCCAGTAGTCAGTTTGCGATCTCTGCTCACCAACAACATCTTCTGCCGGTACCACATACGCTGCTGGCAACTTCATTTTTCCGGATTCAGGGATCGCTTTAAACTGCGCAGCCCCTCCGATCCGATTTTCAAAACGCGGACAACGAGCACGCAAAGCAGCCACAATGGGAATGAGCTTCATTATTTTTTCCTCTTCTGGGGACGCAGAGATTTCCGCAGTTCACGGGACAGGATGTAGCGAGTCCAGCTGCGTCGACGTTCCAGTACCTCGGTCATATAGTTGTTGCGTGGCGCAATACGCCAGCCACGACCACCGGAAGCGCCCCGATGGTGCCCTTTTTTACGTTTCGCACCGCGTTTAACGCCATAGAACAGAAATGCCGGGTAAAATGCTCCGTTGATATGCCGGTTTCCCTCTCCATTTTTCTGGTTTGGTGCAATCTTCACCATCAGCCCTGCACGCCGCTTCGATGCTCGCGGGACGTAGTAGCCAATTGAGCGAGCCAGTTTCCCGGTTCGATAAGAGGGGTTTTCCCCTTCTTTCGATTTCCCCCTATTCATCACCAGCCGACGGGCGTCACGCATATGAACCTGGCCGATTTTTACAAACGCACGCCGCAGCCGGGCACGGTTAAAAACCAGCTCATCCGGTTGCTCAAAATCAACGTGTAAAAAGGCTTTGCTCTGCATTGTTTACGCCTCTGTCTGTTCCCAGCTCTTCACATTCCAGCAGCAGGAACCGGCGCTTACTGTTCAGGTCACGCACTCGCCTGACGCGATAGAGCTGTTCACCACAAACCACTTCATGATCGGCGGTGATCCCTTTGCGAAAGCGAAGGGTGAAATAGTGGGTTACCGTGGTTTCCGTTTGTACGGATCCCTGATACGCCGCTGCTCCGGGCTGAGCTTTCTTCGCCCAGGTTTCAAACGAGTCCGGATATGTGGGCTCTACACCAAAATCATCGGACGGCTCGTCTACACGCCGTCGGATAGTCACACGCTGGTCCAGTTCACCAGGGTCGGGTAACAAATACGTGGCACTGGTCTGGCTCTGTCTGAGTTTCATAACGGGATGTACCGGTACGGGCCAACAAGCCAGTTAAAGCTCATCGGCAATTCAACTTTTTCCACTTCTGATACAGATGAGCGGTTCTCATAGAAATGCGTCACCAGCAGCAACATCCCCAATTTGATATCGTCAGGAAGGTGCAAACCATCCGTGTCGGTATCCGGAATATCGTCGTCGGTTGCATACAGCGTTCTGTTCAGAAAGGTTTCCGTGCGGGTTTGTACAGCATTGCCCAACAGTGTTAGCAGGGTATCTTCATCACTAAAATCATCATCCAGCCGTAACTGGCCTTTGATTTCTTTCAGCGTCAGCAACATAAATCCTCCGGTGCCCGCCGGATGACGGGCACAAAAAAACCGCTTACGCGGCGTCAGTGTTCATTGCTGGATTGTCTGTTAGCTGCTGGCACTCCCTTTACCCACCAGCGCCTTAATTGCAGAGGTATCTTCCAGAATACAATCAAAGCGGTGGAAGGCCAGGAATCCGGTCTGGTCAAATTCAGCATAGCGCTCAACCAGACGCTTCAGGATCATGTAGCGCACGCGACGGATAATGAAGCGATCGAAGTCACCGCAGTACATGAATTTCTTGCCCGCGCCGATGTCGTCAATTTCTTGATCGATAACGTAAGGCGTATTCAGCACCGATGCAGGCGCTACGCCAACAATATCCGGCAGCCATAATGGACGGCCCTGGCTGTCAACGATTTCGCTGATGGATTTCAGCGTGTTGTCATTGAATGCCAGGCGGAATTTCGGCCCACGGCGGTACGCCGGATCAATGCTGTGCTTCAGTGCCAGAATTTCCTGCCATTTCACTGCCGTTGCAGATGCTGTCGGTGTGGTTCCCGTGACAGATGCCGCCAGCCCTTTCGGCTGTTTTGGTGTGCCGGCGCCGGTACCCTGGATAAGATATCGGGCCTCACCACGACCAATTCGCTCAGCGATACGGCGTGACAAATACGCCTCCATATCAATGGCGCTGTCCTGCAGCAGTTCGTTCGACACGCGGATAATTTTGGACGTCATTTTTAATGCGCCCAGACTGTCCATCCCGAAGTCAGTATCTTCTTCGCCGGCTTCTTCATTTTCACCCAGTAACACGCCGACTTCAGCAGTGCCATCAGCCGTTGCCCATTCCATAGTGCGACCGTCTGAGGTCGTGAGGATCTGTGCCACGCCAGCAATACCACCGTAGGCTTTCATCTGCTCAACCACTTTTGCCAGGAAGGTATCAGGCACGGTATAGCCGCCCTTTTCATCCGGCGCCACACCCTGAGCACGCAGTTCGCGAAGCTCTTTGCGTTCTTCTGAACTCAGTTCACTGGCGCCGTGGCGCATCCATTTGTCAAAAATCTGGAAGCGCTTTTCTTCCGGCTGATTGCCGTTTTCTTTATCCAGATTCTGGCGTTGCTCTTCTTTCTGATCGTCAATAAACGTCTGGTCGAGGTTGCGCAGCTCGTCTTCACGGGCAATTTGCGCATCAAGTTTATCCAGCTCGGCTCTTGCCTCATTCCACTCGGTTCGTTGCTCCTCACTCCAGGAGCCGTCGCCAATTTTGTCGTGCAGGGCACGCATATCAGTGGCGATGGTGTTACGTTTTTGCTTCAGTTCATGCAATTTCATGTTTTTTCCTTACGCATTCAGAAGGGTCAGCAGGCGCTCACGCGCCATTCGTTGGTTAATGGCGTTCTTAAGCGCGCCGCTGTCTCGCGCTTCCTGCCAGGCTTTCATTGAACGGACGCTGGAGTCAGCTTCCTGATAAGCCGGATACGTCACTGGGCTCACGTCGTAGAGGCGAGAAAATCGAGATATCTCCCTGATAACGATGCCTTCCTCGTCCTCGTACCAGTTTTCACCATCCCGGGCGACCTGGAACGCAAACGAGGACTGACTGATGTCCCCGCGCATCATGGGGGCGATCACCAGATCCCGGATTGTTTGCGTATCAGGAGCAGTGATGTTGTATTGCAGCCCTCGCTCATCAACACTCAGTGCCAGCGTTCCTGATGTACTGCGCCCGAGAATAAAGTTCGGATCATGGTTAAACAGGCCGCGCACATCATTGGTCAGCACATCGTCAAAGGAACCAGGTTTAATGATCTCGCGGAATCCCCAGAGCGGTTCGGAACGGGAGTTGAACACAGAGCCATAGCCGATGATTCTCGTCGGTTGTTCACTCTGTAACTCAGCCCGGACTTCACCGCTGTAACACCGCATTTCGCGATCACTCATCGGTAATGTTCTCCTGTTCTGTTTTGGTTTTTGCCGGTTGTGAAGCATTGACGCTGACTAACATCTGATCCAGTCCGTCAACAGGGTTCATGTCTTCAAAAGCACGAACTTCATTACGACTCATCCAGCCATCGGTTATGGCGTAGTGATAGAACTCTGCTCGTTCTTTTGCAGTACCGCGCAGTAAACCGGCAAGGTTAAAGCGAACGTAGTACCCAGCCTGCCTTTCTGCACGCGTAAACAGACGACGATTGAGCTCCTGCTCCCAGTTAGTTACCCAGGGCATCATGGTGTAACGCACAAACTGGATGGCTTGCTCTGAGATGTTGGAGAACGTGGCTTTATCCAGGTCATTAATCATGTGCGCCGGAACGTTGAAAATACCCGCTATCATTGAGCGATTCAGTTTCATCATATCGATGATCTGTGAATCAACAGGTGAAACAGTCAGTGCTTTGTAATCCAGTTGAGCGGGAAGCAGCATGGTTTTATTTTCCTGCTGTCGTAAAGCTGCCGTAGCTTTCTGCCACTGCTTTTTCAGCCGTTCCCAGCTGTTGTCATTCAACTCATTTTTAACGGAAATAATCCCTGCGGGTCGGGCGTTGCCATTGAAGAAACTGGAAGTGTACTTCTGCCCACTCATGCCCATTCCGATTGTTTCAGCATGCTGCATGACTGGACTGAGCCCCATTTTCTGATCATTACCTAAGGCACGAATGTGGATCATGTCATCCGGGCTGATGGCAAAACTGCCCTGTTCGTTATAGACGCCGTAGGTATAGCGTCCACCGGTATTCACCAGCGTGGTTTGCCACGGCATACAGGCATCCAGCCCACTCACCTCGCCGCGCCGGTTACGCAGGATGCGCGTATAACCATTGCCCCAGCCGAGGACATGCCGCTGTTTTAATTCCCGCCACTTGTAACTGGTTTGCCAGTCGTTAGGTTCATCGTGTACCAGGTAAAAAACAGGATGATCACTTGCAACCTCCACTGTTTTCCCGGTACGGCGCATGACGTGTAGCGGCATCTGCGCAACGTTTGAGGAGATGACGTAAATACAGGAGTAAACCGCCGCCAGCTTCATGGCTGTTTTTGGGCTGACGATAACGTCACTCTGGAAGATACCGTCGCTATCGGCGGCCTCAGCCGTCAAAGGAACCGCGGGATTCTCCAGTGAATTACTTCTGAAAATGGCATCAATAAGCATGTTTCGCCCTCCATGCCGCCATTAAGGCCCAGATCAACAGACCTGAACCGCCGGACATCAGCGCAACGGCTGTGCCATATTGCAGGTAAATACCCGCCATCAGCGCACCAAAGCCCACCAGCCCGGCAATATCGATAATCAGTGATTTCACAGGATTAACAGGTCCTCATCAGGGTCCAGATTAGAAAGGAAGTCTTTAGGTTCATTCAACATGGCACGACCGACGCCCATCATCAGACCCACGGCGCCATCAATTTTGTTCTCGTTACCCTCTTTAACTGGACGAACAATGTCATCACTGCCGGGAGGGTGACGCCCCACCACGTTGGCAATGCACCAGGTCAAAATCGGATTACCGTCATGATGAAAGCGACCAGCGGCAAGTGCCGCCTCAATTTCACGCATGGGGTCGCTCATGTTGGTGAAGTTCTGGGTGATAGTTATCGGCTCCAGCCCCTCATCCATAAGCATGTGAGAGATAGAGACCGCACCATAGGGGTCGATCGGACATGAAGCGATTTTGACGCCAGCACGCAATGCCAGAATGGTTTCGAAAATGAGACGGTAATCAACCTCCGCCCCATCGGTGGGGATCAGAACGCCCTGATTAACGAACGTCTGGTAACGCTCAGCAGTTCGCTTCAGTGCGGGATCGGTTGAATACACCGTATCTTCCGGTACCCAGAAGAAAGGGCTGACACAGTAAAAATGTTTAAGCCCATTAATCTCTCGACAGAACACAGGAATAACGGCGTTTAAATCGAGTTTCGAAGCAAGGTCAATCCCCAGATAACACTCATCATCCACAAAATCCGATAGTTTCAGCGTCTTGTCAGCGGCGGCAATCCACTTTTGCAGGTTGTAATAAGCCGCTTTAGCACTCACCCATTTATTGAAATGCTTGGTGAGTATTTTGTTGGTCTGGCTGGGTGTTGATATCGCCAACAATTGCTTGGCGCGAAGAAAGCCCTCTTTGAGTGAAACACCATAATTCGGGTTCGCTTTAATCAGCGCTTCTGGCTTCGTCCAGTCATCATCATCATCAAGAGTGAAGATGATCCCGAAGATGGCTTCGTTTTCCCCTCCTTCACGGATACGCTCCAGGATTTCGACCACCTGCGCACGCTTCTCATAACAAGGTGAAGCAATGTCATAGCCTGCTGTGGTGATGATAAGCGTCATGGGTTGCTCGCGAGCACCCATACCTGTCGTCATCGTCGTGTAAAGCGCATCAGTCGGATGTTCGTGGTATTCATCAATAATTGCGCAGGACGGTGAATCGCCATCACCCGGATCGCCAATGACCGGTGCAAATACTGAACCATCCGGGCGGGTCATTTTCTTGGCCCAGGGCTTTATGGAAAATGCCCGCCGCATCTCGGGCAGCTTCTTGACCATTTGCAAAGCCGGGGAAAATACCTTCCAGGCCTGTTTCTCCGTTGTCGCACCGCAATAAACTTCTGCACCGTGCTCACCATCAGCACAAAACATATAGTTGCCTACTGCCGCGGCGATCGCTGACTTGCCGTTTTTCCTCGGGACCTCAATATAAATTTCGGTGAAACGGCGCAGGCCGCTGTCCTTTCGAACCCAGCCGAATGGCACACCAAGTGAGAATTTTTGCCAGGGTTCAAATGTGATACGGAGCTTTCGACGAGCCCACTCACCAGACGTGTGGGGCATTTTCTGGGAGAAACGGAGAAAACGTTCTGCCTTGTTCTTGTCAAAACGATACGGCCAGCCAGGATCTTTCGCCCGCTCAAGGTCATCAAGGTGACGCTGGCATGCCTGTCGTGCTAGCTGACAGGCCAGAATCTTTCCGCTCACTACGTCCCGCGCATACTGGTTCGCCGCATTGACGTTCGGATAGGTAGCCATCAGCCAAACTCATCAAATTCGTTCCCTTCATCTTCTGATTCTTTTCTGCCGCCAGTCATACGAACGCGGCTTAAAGGGTCAAGTCCCAGAAGTGATCCCAGACGGGCAAGCTGTGAAACCGAATCGTTGCGGACGTTTACGGCGGGGTGTTTTTTCAGGCCCCCCATTTCGCTATCAACGGTAAGGCTTGTTACGAGAAGTTTTTCCGCCTCAAGCATTAAATGGAAAGCGTTGCAGTAGGCCAAAAGGATGGGAGCGTCTTCAAGTTCAAACAATCCGCGGTCGATTAATATTTTGCTCTGCGTTTTCCAGAGCTTTACTGCAACCTCGCTCATTAATTCATCTGGTGGTGCAATCCGGGTAAGTTTGCTTTTCTGCCCAACGGGTAAATTTGGCTTTCGGCCCCCACCGGACGATCTAATTCCTCCTGCCATTCACCGTCCTCCGATAGGCAAAACCTTTCCAAAAAAAATTTCTTATTTCGGGCATGTAAAAATACGGCGGGGCGGGCAGTCCGGAAGGGCAAGGGCTGTAGGGATTTACCCTCCCCCCCGCCTGTCTGGTAGCCTCTCTCTGGCCGTCTTCACGCGGTGACATGGGGTGCATAAGCTTTGAAGGTTGTCATCACTGTGGCTTCCTCCGTTCGCCAGAGGGTCTATGTGGTCAACGCAAGTTGCCTCAGTAATGGCACCTCTTCGTAAACATTCCTGACACAACCCTTTATCCCTCTGAAGAATACGAAGCCGTGTCTTGTCCCATCCAGTCCCATAACCACGCTGGTGGCGGGTCTGCCCGGGCTTGTATTGCTTCCAGCCTTCGCCCTTATGCTCATCACAGAACCCGCTGCGGTCGATAGTTGTATTCTTACAACCTCGTTTGCGGCAGGCCTTTGGTATTCTGGGTGGCATGGCTAGTTCCTTTTGAATGCGTAACTACCAATACCTTCCCGACCTAACATGCTTTCGCAAGTGTTGTGCTCCACCATGCTGAAGCCTTGCTCAGCAAACCATTTAATCAGGCCATCATGCGTCCAGTACCAGATGTGTTCATCTTTGCGGTAGTGGCGCGAGGAGACAATGTGCTCAGCGCTATCAAAGACAGGGAGCGAAACAAAAATGAACTCAGTCGCCTGCTGTACTGCCAGCTCAGGCTCGTCGATGTGTTCCAAAACATCCCACATGGTCAGTGCCCGCCAGCGGTTTGCGTACAGGTCAGCATAAGCATTGCGCTCATGAAGCCATGCCACACCCGCTGGATTGACATCAAAACCTAACGCACCTGGATAACAGTTAACGAACTGGCCTGAGCCGATCCCCACATCCAGCACCGATCCCTGATAGTGGCGTGACACTAACTGAATACGGGCGGCGGTGAGCTGCTGCCCCATTGAAGTTTCGGCCATATCCTGATAGCGGGTGAAGTAATCCGCATCATAAGGACGGCTCCCCGCCACAGGGTAGCGACCCATTCCCAGTTCAGGCAGCCAGACAAGGCCGGTCTGCAATTCATCAGAGAACGATTTCATTTAGCCAGCCTTTGAATATGTCAGTGAAGCCCGTGATGTGCTTGCTGCAATCGTGGTCCATGCTGGCACACATGCAGTAGTCATCGGGTTGCGCCCAACCCACGCGGGACAAGTCCATATCAGGATCGGTAACAATATGCGGCGCATTATGCGCACCGCAGCCACCCTGAATGATAAATACCGGCGTTTTGTAGCAAACGGCAGCAGGCAGCGCCCAGCCAACCCCAGATACAACAACGGCTGCATGTTCCACCAGCGCCAGCATTTCAGTTACAGATAGCTCGCCTGCGTGCAGATGCAAATCAGCTTCAGGCTGTTCACCGACAAGCCACTCTTCACCCTCTTCCAGATCCGCCAGGCTGACCACGTAGAAATGTTTGCGCAGTTCACGTGCGGCGGCAGCGATGTATTTCGGGTCCGGATTGCGGGCAGGGTTTGCCCATTCAGTACGTACCGTAGCCGGGCGTATGACTGCAATCGGCTTATCAGACTTCACCGGTGAAGCGCCAAACGATGGCAAATCAAAGATGGTTGCCGCCCTGCCGAACTGCCAGGTCATAGCATCGATGATGGAGCCTTTCTTTAATTCGTCGGGGCCGTAGAAGATGGTCAGCACTTCTGATGGTCGTACCGGCTCCCGTACAAACTCAAAGTCCGTGTTCTCTTCGTTCTTACGCTGGGTGCGCAATGTGGTATTGGATCGGACAAATTTCACATCCAGATCTGAATACAGTTCAGGCCACGGCGTCCGGAGATACGCACCAGCGATTTGGCGCACAAAGGCGCGCTGATAAATAGAGTCACCCAGCCCGTACATCCCACGGATGCAGACTTTTGATTTTGCCATGAAGGAAACCTTTTAAAGCGAGAGTGCCGCTTCAAGCGACATTATAGGAAAGCAGTTCATCCGGGTCCGACGTGAGCAGTTCAGTACCTCGATTGACGGATACTCCTGCTGCAGGCGTTTAAATTCTTCGTGCCAGTGGTTCACGCTGAAGTTATCTGGGTTAGCCAGCGTACTGTGTCTTCCGTGCCAGTGCGCACCATGGCGAATTGAGCAGTCATAGCCCACCAGCAACACCCGCTGGGCACCGAGATGTATTGCCAGTTCAATAGCGCGTTGGCCTGAATTGAATGAGCCAGGCACTTTGCTTTCGTGATGATTGATACCAAACCGGTTAGCCGTGAAACTGTCACCACACCACCGAGTCGCCGGACTCGTTATCTCTTCGATGTATTCCTCCCACCAGCAGCAATCCGCTGCGTAAATGGCAGAACAGAACGGTGCAGCGCGCCATGAATTGTTTACCGCAATGATGGGGATGTTAGCTTCAAGGAGTTTCTGGCAATCAGATGAAGACAAAGAAGGTCCGCTGGCCACACATGCAAATGTAACCATTTGAACAACCTCAAAGTGTGAGCATTTGTTCAATTGCAGTGGAATATCTACAAACTTCAAATGCCATCAGCTGATTGAAAACTGTTATTATCACTTGCCTTTAAACAGACATTGAAAGAGAGAATAATCATGTCAGGACTTGAACAAAAAATCGATGAACTTCAGTTATGCATAAAAGAATTGCAGTTAGATGCACACGCCTCTCGCATTGCAATCACAGTTTTGTCCAGCGCTTTAAATAGTATTTCAGGAAAGCCGGGGCATCTTGCCGAAGTTATTGAAGATGGAATGGCTTTATCAGGTCCCATGCAGTTTGATTTTCCGGTCGAGAAGGATTACGAAACCAAATTGAATGCAAAGGTACTTGCTCTGTTATCAAAACAAAATTAATTATGCCGAGCCACTATCGGTTGTGGCTCTCAATTATTTTACAGTTTTTGGCAATTATTCTGCCATGTCTGGTTATGCACCAGTACTGCGCGTTTCGTCTGCATGTCCATAACGTCAATATCATGGGCATTCAGATAAATGGGGCGAACCCAGTCACAGGCCGTATCGATAACTTCAGGTTTTACGGGTCCAGTTGTTCCGCAGCTCGCGATCAACAACGTTGCCAGGCATATGGCTAATATTCTGTTGTACATCACTGGCTCCTTTTGTTGCTTCTACCCGGCGTTCTGCCACCGCATTAGTTGCCGCTACGACTTCTTCAGTTCGCTGTTTATCAGCTGCCGATTCTGCCTTAGTGGTACCGCGAGAGTGACCAAGACCAAATGCACCGGCAATGGCTGCAACCAACAGACCTATAGCGCCAAGAATCATTTCCATACTCATAAACTCACCCTTTCTTTCATCCAACCGTAAATGAACGATTCGTTCGCTGCACGTTGTTCCGTCAGTTCCAGATACCGCTGACCTTGGCTGCAATTGAGAGATTTCAACATAACCAGCTCTCCTTCTTTACTACGCGCCCCAAGGAAAGATTTCAAAGCACTGAAAGTACGCGGGCCGATTTGCCCGTCTGCAATCAGGTCTGGATAGAGTTTGCCTTGCTGGTTGTATGCGTTAAGCCAGCGCTGAAACCATTTGCTCTGTACTGATGGCCCCATATTCACGCCGGTATCGCACAACTCAGCGGCAATAATCGGAGAGAGTTCCGCAATTAAGTCAAAGCGCGGGCCAGTCCAGTAGTCAGCAGTCAGGATCGCTAGCGCCGTTTCGCGTGGTAAATCTTTCATACTGCCGGTATAACCATGTGCCCGGGCCACCACCTGCGTAATACCCCAACACGTCGGGCCGCCTTTATCATCAGGATGATTAACGTAGCCACCCTCTTTGCCAAGAATGGCATTAAAGATTTCGTCTTTATTCATCAGTGCCTCAGAATATCTACCAGGCGCGCCACATTACCCCGAGCCCATAGCACGGCAGCGCAGATTGTTACGTTGACAATGACCACCAACCAGTGCGATTCGCTATAGAGGCCAAAAGCAAACCGGAAGGGGATGCTGGCATAAACCAACACGACCAGGTACGCCATGGCTGACACTATCGGACGGTGACGAGAGCCTGCACGGCGGTAAAACATCAGGACAACAACAATCACCGCACAGATGACCGCATTAACCAGGGCAGTCGGATCACTTATTACCATTGTTTGTCCCTCCTCCACGGAATCGGGAAAGCATGCCAAACAGGCTGTTCAGATCCTGGCTGTTGAGGAACGTGAGCACTTTGATAATTAGCGCAGAAATCAGGACTGCACCGAGTGCGTCGAGTGGCCGGTCAGAGTATCCCAGCCAACCTGCAAGCTTTGTACCTAGCAAGCCAGCCCCTAATACCCCGACGATAAACGAAGTCAGGAAATATGCAGCCAGGCGGGTACGTGTTAAATCAGCCGTCGTGGCCACGTAAAACACGGCACCCGCAAACGCCCCAAACACCACGCCAAAATCAGTTTGCGTCAGTATTCCATACAGCGTAGCGCTGAAAAGCCCGCCGCCAATGACATAACCCGTTCCGGTTACAGTTACAGGATCGGACATTAAGCCCCCTCTTATGCTGTGAATCCTCTCAGTATTGAGGGGAAATTAAAAAGGCCCGCCGAAGCGAGCCCATGTGCGTTTATGTTTTAACTTCCATTCCCTTAATTTCTTCTACGGTCTGGTTAAAGCGCTCTTCTTCAAGCTCCACACCAATGGTGCGCCGCCCCAGTTGCATGGCAGCCTTAATTGTCGAACCCGACCCCATAAAGAAATCAGCAACAACATCACCCGGTCTGCTGCTTGCGTTGATAACCTGCTGCAGCATCTCTGCGGGTTTTTCACACGGATGTTTTCCCGGATAAAACTGAACGGGCTTGTGTGTCCAGACATCGGTATACGGCACAGCAGCCGACACAGAGAATGGACGCCGCAAGTTTTTAAACTCTTCGGCCAGTTCCAGGTATTGACGATTTAGTGTCTGGTAGTTCTCTTTGAGCTGGTGGCGCGGCGTATCCAGCCCAGCTTTCAGGCATGCTCCCCGTGCAACATCATCAAACAGTGCCTGCAACTTACGGTAATCGTCCTCACCGGGTAATTGCCACTGGCTGGCACCAAACCAGTGCGAAACCATGTTTTTCTTACCCGTGGCATCCGCTATCTGTTTTGACGTTATCCCGAGGGCTTCTCGCGCATCGCGGAAATAATGGATAAGCGGCGTCATAATGTGGCGTTTTAAATCGTCGCACTTTGCCGAATATCCATCATCCTTCCCGCGGTATGGTCCGGGATAATGCTCAGCGAACAGCACGCGTTCAGTTGCCGGAAAGTAACTGCGCAAATCCTCTTTATGGCATCCGTTCCAACGCCCACTGGGTTTTGCCCAGATAATATGGTTCAGGATGTTGAAGCGATTTCGCATCAGCAGCTCAATGTCAGCAGCCAGCCGGTGACCACTGAACAGATAAATACTCCCGTTAGGTTTCAGCACGCGCCAGAACTCAGCCAGGCACTTATCAAGCCATGCCAGATAATCCGCATCACCCCGCCACTGGTTGTCCCAGCCGTCAGGTTTCACCTTGAAGTAAGGCGGATCCGTCACTATCAGATCAATGGAATTATCAGGAAGAGAAGGAAGAACGTGAAGGCAATCAGCGTTGTATAAATCAACACTGTTTAAATTTACAGTATTTTTCATAGATCGTTAAGCTGGACTCTGATAGGCTCACTGGGCTTTGCGCAAAAGCAGTGGGCCATGGTTCGCTTGTGACCTTTCAGCATGAGCGAATGGCTGGTGAGTGCTATCAACACCCACCAGCCGCCCATTTTCACAGCCAGAAGTGCCAATTAATGGCAGCGTTTGAAGTTCTCACCACCAGCACCCTCTACCGCTAACCCCGCCATAACCAACTGCGTCAGTATCAATTGACAGCGCCCCACGCTTATACGCATCAGGTTTGCCAGGTATTCAACCGACTTCCAGTTTTTGTTACTCAGGCAGCTATAAAGAATTTTTGCGGTATATGTCATATCCTGCTGATTTAGCATGTCTTTTACCCTTGTTTATTAGCGTGACACACAGATAACTCTGGTTCGATAAAGCAGCAAGAAGAAAGGTTTGTTAGTCGTGCTGGGAGGGTAATTAATAAACTCGGCACATAAAAAAACCCGCCGAAGCGGGTTTATTAACGTTAGACATACAAAGCCCATCGTTAGGTAAATCCTAACCAGTTTTTTTGAACTTTGCAAGTATCGTGTCGACATAATTCATAACTACGTTGCTATCTTGTGACATTACGCAATTGCGTTTCTGCAAAAGCCTCTTCCTGCCAGCATTTTGTCACCAGGCGATTTATGATGTCGGCATAGCCGCTATACCATTGATAGTCAGTCAGGTCGGGGACGATTTTATTCACAGCTGCACGCGCCAGTGTTGTCGGCACCCGGCTGTATCGATTGCCATTACAACGTCCGCAAATTTTCACTACAGGCACACCATGAAGTCGGGTTCGCTTCTCATCAAGAACGGTACCCTTTCCTTTACAACCACGGCACGCAGTGCTTACCTCGCCTTTGCCATTGCAGTGAAGGCATAACTCATCTACATCTTCCCGTTTGATATTGGCAGCGACACCCTTCACTCCAGGGTGTTTAATCACATCCTGTACGACGCGGCGAACTCCAGCGCCAGAACAGTGCACGCATACCACTTTACTTGCTGCTGATCGCGAGTAATCAGCAAACGCAAACTGCACCAGGCAAGAAATTATTTCCTGACGGGAATCGTCACTCAGCTTTTTCAATGCAGGATTATTTAACGCCATGGCGTATTTCTTCAGTGCATTAACGGCTGCATCTGGCGGCTGAATCCCCATCTTCGCCAGGAACAGATCAAAGCCCAATGGCGCTTTTGACTGCACCATCCCTTGTGCGGCCATAACATCAGTGATATTCAGTGCATCACCACCAGTGGCTGGGGAAACATCATTCAGCTTTGGTGATTTTGGGGAATAAAATTTAGGTAATGATTCAAGGTTCATTGCGATCTCCACTCCACTTACGCCAGCACGCCAATTGCCAGCGCACGATCTAAGGTTTTCAGTACCAGCTCAGGCTGCGTACCGTATTTTTTTTCAAATGCACTTACGTCCGCATGTAGCTCGTCGTGATGCCTTCTGCACAAAGGGATCACAAACAAGTCATGCGCTTTAGTAGCCATGCCACCCTGCCCATACCCTATCAGGTGATGCGGATCGTCCGCAGGATTGTCACAGCAGGCGCACTTCTCTGATTTCGCCCACCGGGTGTACTTCATTGACTCCCAGCGGCGGCGTTTAGGTCGAAGCATGAAAGACTCGGGGCTTTCAGGATCAACTTTGAGCGCCAGCACTCGCTTCGCCTTTTCCTGCACAATGCTGGTGGCCGGCAACTCATGGACGATGTCGCATTCACGGCTCACTGATGGAATAACATCTTGTGGCATACGGAGCGCACGACGAGCCATGCCTTCTGGTAGCGAGTCAACAACATCCATCTTCGTCGCCCACCAGCACAGTTCTGGCAGAGTCAGCACATGACTTTCGTCAAAGCCAAGCGTTGCGCGTGCTCTGTCAATTATCCACGCCACAACGTTAGCGGTTGCCATAGAGGAAAGTTGCTCGGTGTAGTGGTCACGCAGCTGGTTATCACAACCCCAACAAAGGCGTAATGCGCCCGGATGGAATCGCGTCGTAACCCGTTCGTGATGGTGATAATCGGAGTGTGGCCACTGACATTGTTTGCCCTGCCGCATCAGCCAGGCTTCAAGACCATCCAGACCACCAGCAACATCAACCACTTTCTCGTTAGTGAAAAATGGCAGCAGTACCGGATCATCACCGAGCGCCTGACGCGCTGCGGGTAGTTCTCCGGATGCCACATCTGAAAGATATTCCGGGGCGAGATCGATAATGACCCGACCTCCGAACAGGGACAGCAATTCAGTGCCCGGCCTGAATATCACCATGCCCAGTTCGCTAACAACCACGGGTTTCAGCAGCGCTCTCATATTGATGCGCCATTTTGCAGGTGCTCAGCCCACAAGCCGGCCACCCATTTGACGCCTTTTGCCGTAAAACGAGCCTGAGTGAATGCATAGCGGTTTGCGTTGGTTGTGCCGGTCTTTATTTCGAAGCGGCCCGCCTCAGTATGGCGATGATGCGGTGAAAGCATGTTATTCAGGCGATACATGATGTGCTTATCGAGCAGAAAGAGGCGGAATTGAGCTTCTTTTGCATTAAGCAGCTTTGCTACCTGCCGGAATGTCATCGAGCCTTTGGCCTCTACATACTGATCGACAAATTCAACCTTTGGGGCTGCAATGAGAAGCTGATTTTCCAGTTGCTGCTTTTGCTCAGCGAGATCCGCGGCAAGGCGTAATGCTTCCGGCAAAGACTGAGGAATAACACTTCCCTGTTCCAGTTCCTGCCAACGGTCTACCACTGCGGCGGTAAATTCAGGAGATAAGCGGGCTACCAGCACAAGGCAATCACGCTTTTTAAACCAGTATTCCTCGTACCACTGACCGTTTTGTTCATGCTGGTAGGGGGTGTGCGCCAACGGCGCGCTTAAAACGCCACCAGCAGCCAGGCGTTCAGCTGAGCGTTTTACATCCCCATGCTTACTTTGAACTAGCTTCGCAACCTCACGCGATGACATCAGCGTTCCCATCATCGCAGCATGATCCTTCGGACATACCTGAACAACATTCATTAACTGTTGCATACGTTCTCCACTATTCATTGACCGGCGGCTGCACCCGTTACGGTTTCATTGATAAATTCACGAATTGTTATTTCTGTACTGCCCTTTGGTATTAATGGCCCCCAGCTCACTTCCATGTGTTTTATCTGACTGTCGTCCTCCCAGACATTTGCGTGTGTCAGCGAGTCAAAGAGTGCCTTCAGATAATTATCCAGATCCCGACGACGGTTTTCGGGCGGATACAAAACGACATTTACGGATAGCTCCGCGCTGAATGGCTTCGGGATTTTGCGTAATTGCTCTATGACCGCAGCCGTTGTATCGCTTCGGTACTGGCGACCTTTGGCACTAATCAGGTGGCGACCTGCCAGCGGACCGGAGTTCGGAGAACGCCAGTAGGTGTTTACACTCGGTGGGAATGGCAGTGTCAGCTTCATACCGTCTCTTCCTTTAAGTCGTAGCGTTTTAACAACGCTGCAGCACGTTCAGCTGAATCTACAGAACAGGCCAGTAATTCACGCAATACCGTCAGTGCTTCATCACGCTGGGCAACCGGGCTTTGGGTTCCATTTAGCTGGATACCCCTGGCCTTGCCCGGGATCATGGTGATATAGCCCTTGCGCTGTAGGGCTTTCAGGTGGAATGTCGCGGCGTTAGGAGAATGGAACTCCATGGCATAGGCAATCTCACTATTAGTCGGAGGAAAGCCAATGCTGTTTTGATGGTTGGTAATAAAAGCGAGCACTTCTTGCTGGCGTGGTGTGAGTTGCTTCATGCTGCAATCTCCTCTTTGAAAATGCACATTTCAGGAAGGTTTGCCCGAACCAGCGCTTCTGCAAATGGCGGCGGTACCGCATTGCCACAGCGGGCGACTTGCTTGTCCTTCGCATATTTCACACCGCGGTAATCCTGGTCGATGATGTACCAATCAGGGAAGCCCTGAGCGCGGTAGAGTTCATGCGGCTGCAGCATGCGCATGCCAATGTCGACTATCCGATAAGTAACACCTTCGACGGTCACAAACTCACGATAATCATCGCCACAGTATTCGCGCAAGAAAGCAGATACCTGTTCTGCGCGCTGCTCATCATATTCATCAACGGCCAGATACGTCTCGACGTTACCAACATGCAGACCGCCAGCCGTTAAACCTGGTGCCGGAGCGTCAACTACTCGCCCGTCTTTACACGTTCCCCGCAACATAACGAGATGGGATGTCACAAGTGCGTGGTGGTCTACTGTCGTTACCGAATGCACCGGCTCATCCATTGCCACGCCCGGCCCGGTATAATTGCCACCAAAATGCTTAACGAGGTTTGCGGCAACAACAGCAAATTTTCCACCACCTGCGGTTATTGTCCCCAACGGCTTTTCAAGCTGGAGCACTCGAGGAGACTGCCCTGGACGTTCTCCGTATCCCATCTGGATTAGAGTCGCAGCACAGAGTTGGCTTTTTCCACCACCACCAGCTGTTATAGTAGCGCTCGGCTCATCGGCTCGATGCCCTACGCTTGCGCCAAACTGTCGGGCTACAAAGGGTGCCACCTTCGGAACAGCAATGGCATATCCGTGGGTTTTGGTGATTGTCTGCATCGGTTCGGCAAGTGATTGTCCACGGAAGCAGTCGTACTTTGTCCGCGTGCTGGTGTGGTTGCACTTCACAATAAACGGTGACGGATTATCGATAACGAAGCGCTGAATGCCCCGGGCAATTCTTTTTAACGTATTCGTAGCCAGCGGTCGCTTGCGCTCAAAGATGCTCGGGCAATCAAGTGACCAGTCGATACATTCGGCAGCTGTGCGCCATGGTTTCAGTACACCGTTTAGCACTCCCAGTGATTTAGGGTCACCGTGTGATGGCTCAGGCCATGTAACCGACTGCCCGTCGCAACGCATCACCATGAAGAAGCGCTTTCGAATTGTTGGTGCACCGTAGTCGCATGCACGCATTTCACGCGAATCTACTTCATACCCAAGACCGTTGATCAAGCGAAGTGCATCGCTGCTGCTTGGCTCAATCCCGAGAAAGTCACAAGCTTCATTCAGTGCTGGATGTCCTGCATCAATGCCAGCACCGAGCATTCCGACGAACGCTGAAAATGTTTCCCCAGCGCGCTTAGGATCCGGACGCTGGTCGCCATTCTCATCAACCAATAATGGTCCCCACGTTTTGAACTCTTCGACGTTCTCAAGCATCATCACTCGAGGGCGAACCGCCAGCGCCCAGCGAAGCACAATCCAGGCAAGACCACGAATTTCTCTCGCTACTGGTTTTGAACCTTTCGCCTTGCTGAAATGACGGCAGTCAGGTGAGAACCATGCCAGGCCAACCGGATTGCCGGCGGTTGCTTGCTTTGGATCGATATCGAACACAGATTCGCAATAGTGCAGCGTGTCGGGATGGTTGGTGGTGTGCATTGCCACTGCGTTCACGTCATGGTTGATTGCAATATCTACACTCCGACCAATTGCCATCTCAATTCCGGTGCTCGCCCCACCACCACCAGCAAAGTTATCTACGATGATTTCTTTCACGCGTGTTTCTCCATGGATAAGACCAGTGAACGAGCAGCTGTGATAATTGATGGCACTGGCATTTGCTCAAGCCACATTCTGTTGATGTGCTGTTTTAACTTTTGCTGGTGGGCAGCTGGTAATTTCGAAGCTAAATCAATCTGCTCAAACACCATCCCAACTTCTGCAGGCCAAACGCTAACGATCTGCTCAGAAATAATTTCTGGAATATTTTGTTGTTGGCTTTGTGGTACCAGGCGGATGGCTTCGCGACGGATCTGCGCAAGAAATGCATCACCCTGTGCCTCCAAATCCTTACGGCTGATGTAACTCATCGCAGGTCCGCGCCAATTCTTATCGAACACGGCCACTGCACCAGCAAAGAACGCTCCCGAGGGAACCTGTTTTTCATCAGCTGGGATAAACCACTCCGGCAGATCAAAACCAATACGTCCACGGATAAACGCAATGTGATCGGCATCTTCTGGCCACCAGACTTCACTTGTCGCCGCTTTAATCAGAAACACATAGCGCCCACCCTTTTCACGCATGGCACTGACATGCTCCATGATGTAACGCATGCCGGTAATGTACTGATCATCGAACTTTGTCGCCCGGCTATAAGGTGGATTGGCGAATGCTGCACCGTTAAGTTCCTTCAGCCGTTCTGACCAGTCCTGCGTTAACGCATTGTCTTCTGCGGTATAGAAAGCGTTGCACTTCGCGTTCTCGCCATCACTAAACAAGTCGAGGACTAACGGGCCAAACATCGCATTGATACCCCAGAAAATGTTGTCCGGAGTACGCCACTGATCACCGACTTCTTTCAGTTCATGAGCGTTGCGGTTACGCAGCTCTGCCAGAGCCTGGCAGTATGGGGTTTGAGAAGTTGTCTCTGTCATGATGCAATCCTCGCCAGGTCTTCTTCGCTTGCCTGTGTTACTGCCTGCATCCAGATTGATTTCCACGATGCGCGCGCCATAACCTCACTCATACGACCCAGACCCGCCTTACCCGCTGAGGCTTTCGCCAGCTCTTCGATACGACCATTCGGTTTTTTACCCTGGGCAACCAGACGGACAAATGCGGTATCACGCTCGGTATTGTCCACTCGGGCTACTTTCGGCAAATCGTTAGCACGGAACTCTTTCACGGACAGGTAGCATTTCTCGGTGATCAGGTAATCGAAGTGCTTTTTGCGCCATGTCTTGCCAGCGCTATTGTCCGGGCGGTCTTCCAGCATCCAGCGGCAATGTTTAGCGATGTAGCGCAGGTATGCCCCCCACTTTTCAATCGTCAGGTCGTAGTCTTTCCAGAGATTGCGCAGGGTTTTACGGCGGCTATCGGTCATTTTGAGAACCGCAGGCATTTCCGGCAGCGTGGCGTGGAATGCTTCAAGCACGGCGTTGTAGTCAATTTTCAGAGAATCAACTTGCTGTGGGTCTGCCGCTTGCGGTTGACCAATAGGTTTTATGATCTGTGAGTTATGATCTGAGTTAAGATCTGTATAGAGAATAGGAACGGCACTTCCGCCGTTCCTATCAAACGGCGCTTCTGCCATTCCCGAGTGGCGCATATGCTGTTCGGGAACGGCACCTTCGCCGTTCCCGAATGGCGAAGATTCAGCGTTATTAGCCGCAGGAAAAAGCAGTTCAACCAGCCGATTACCATCAAGGCGATAGTGTTTTACTGAATCACCGTTGTTCAGACGACGTGTAGCAGTATCAAGAACACCAGCCAAATATTTGCTTTCCAGCTTACCCACGATGCGGCGCACCTGGTCTTTGCTCAGCTCGATTTCTTCTCCAAGCTCTTCATGCGTTTTATAGAACCAGCCATCTTCACGACTGCCACACCCGGACCAGAACACTAGTTGATTCAACACAGCTGCAAGCTGGTAAGCCTGCTGGTCTTCACCAAAAAACTGCAGGTACGGGCGCGGGATAATGATGACGTTCTTCTGGCCTGACATGGCCTGAACAACATCGAATATCCGGCTACTGGTAGTCATCCGTCGACCCTCTTAAACTTTTCCCTGAATCGCTCAACTGGCTGCATACACTCATGCTCATAGCCTGCACGTCTGAATATGACTTGCTGCTTTTCCCGGTCGTATCCTGTAACGAGGACAATGTTTCCTCGCCAGTCACGGTACTTACGGTCAAGCTCTTGCATTGCTCAGCCTCATGTTTAATCCGCATGTCTTCTACCAACCACGCTGCGAACTGGTAGTTGATGGCGACCCACTCACCCAGTAAATTGGCTTCATACAAGAACGGGGCAACATCACGACCGCCAGTTATTGAACGGCAACGGATTTGCGGTGTTCCCTGATTTCTGGTTAAACTGTTCATGCGTTAAAGTTCTCCACGAATCGACACGCCAAGACGCCCGGAGCTGCACACTCGCGGGCGTCACTTCTTTTTGCGACCAAACAGCGCGACAATGGCGCGGATCTCTTCTTCACGTGCTGCCAGATGGCGGCGGTGATGCACCAGAATTTCTTCAGCTTCATGTTTTTCAATCACTCCATCTTCCAATGCCTGTTCAATAATCTGGTCAACCTGTCCACGGGCTGCTGCTGTACGCATTGCTTTGGTGAACAGATCAACGCGATCCAGATCTTCTAGGTTCGGAACATCCACCAGCAGCGCACCGCGACGTTTGGCAAAGTAATCCGCCAGGGCAGATGTACCTGAAATGTCTTCCATCGCTTCCAGCTCTACTACTTCGAAAAAGCGACAGCCGTTCTTCTCATACAGGTTGTTGTTGAACTGAGTCATGGTCATGCCAAGTGCGCCAGCCATAGATTCACGTCCGCCAGGAATTGCTTTACACATTGCTTTCACTACTTCTTTAAGGCTTTGCTCTACCATCTTGTTTTCCCTTTGGTAGTTATTGTTGAATTAAAACGTCTGTATCTTTCCTGGAATCAGAACGTTTGCTTGAACTAGGGAATGGGCGAATTTCCTCCGCTTCAATTTCCCCATTGTCATGAATTAGAACATTCACCTTTCGGCCATGCTTAATCGCTTTGCTAATTGCGCTCTGATACATCCCGAGCTCGGCTGCTGTTTTCGACTGGCCATTAGCAAGCACGTAATCAGATAAAGGAACTTTCTGCATATCTTTCCCCTCGTTATTGGTAATGAAAGTATCACCTCTAGTGATAAATAAGTCAACACTAGTGGTGATTGGGTATTATTCCTTGCGGTGATAAATTAGCAGTATGAAAAAGAAGCCTCTCACATCAGAACAATTGGCTGACGCCGTAAGGCTTAAAGCCATTTTTGAATCTAAAAAGAAACAACTTGGTTTATCCCAAGAGTTGCTTGCTGAGCAAATGGGGATGGGGCAAAGCGGGGTAGCGCAATTACTAAATGGCGCCAATGCTATTAACGCCACTCATGCAGCACAGTTCGCCAAAATTCTTGGTGTAAAAGTTGACGATTTCAGCCCCTCATTAGCTGCTGAGATATCGTCTATGTACGATGCAATATCCATAAGCAATACCGCAGTGAGAAGGTTTGAATATCCTTTGCTTACTGAAGTACAGGCAGGTGCTTTTTCAACAGTAAATTGCTTTACTGAAAGAGATGCTAAAGATTGGGTAGCTACAACTGTTAAAGCCAGCAACAATGCCTTCTGGCTTGAGGTTGCCGGTCATTCAATGACAGCGCCACCGGGTAGTAAACCCAGCTTCCCTGAGGGAATGCTTATTCTGGTTGATCCGGATGAAGATGTTGAACCCGGCGATTTTTGTGTGGCTGGCATATTCAATGATTCTGAAGTGACGTTTAAACGATTTGTTCGAGAGGATGGTAAGCCGTGGCTAGAGCCACTGAATCCAAATCCTCGATATCAAAGCATTGAATGTAATGAAAACTGCAGGGTTATAGGCAAAGTAGTTAAGGCCCAATGGCCTGAAGAGATATTTCATTAAAAAGAGGCCCTTTCGGGCCTTTTTCTTTTCTATCCCCCAAAATTAAATCCCCTCTAAACTCAGCCACTTATCACTTACAGTAATATTTTTATCACCTCAGGTGTTGACTGAATAATCACTATTGGTGATACTAATTTCATCGAAGGCGACCATCATCGCAATCGAAAACAAAATGCCTTACATCCCTGTTCTGGCGGCCCGTTTGTTTCCCGTTAATGTCGCGGTAACCGCCAGCTTTTTCAGGGCACAACGATGAGAGTATTGACGAGCAAGGCATAAGTGCTGGTTCAATTCCAGACAGTCCCATTTAGTTGGGAGGGTTGGGCAGGGAAAAGGTCCGTTCAACTCGGACACCGGCAGTGCTCTCTTCGTTGTGGTGAATGCGGCTCAGCGCTCGCGATGAAAGGCAAAATATCAAGTCATTATCGGTATAGGTCATCGCTGAATGGTTTGCCGCCAGACAGCACCGGGAGGCACCCGGCACCACAGCAGCATTTTATGTGGAGAACTAACCCGCGGCGGGTGCAGCCGCTTAAATGAGGAATTACCTATGAGCAGTGAACGAGCTACTAACGTGCCGGACTTTATCGGCGAACTGGATGGCGGAGTCTTCGAAAACAAGATTTCTATGGCGCTCAGTGAAGTTGCTTTCGGTGTGCTTAACAACGGGCAGAAGGGAAAAGTAACGCTGACCCTAGAATTAGATCGTATGAGCAACTCTGTCGACGAAAAGCGAGTGATGATCAAGCACAAACTGGCTTACGTCCGACCAACTCCACGCGGTAAATCTTCTGAAGAAGACACCACCGAAACGCCAATGTACGTGAACCGCGGCGGCAAGCTAACCATTCTGCAGGAAGATCAGGGCCAGCTATTAACTTTGGCCGGTGAACCAGACGGCAAGCTTCGCGCTAAGTAAAAACCATTAATTTACCCGACGATTAACTTATTAAGGAATTTCACATTATGTCTCAAACCGTAGACGCTACTGCAATCAATCAAATTCGTGATCTTGTCCAGGGGCAAGAAGTTAATTCTGTATTGTCTCATCAACCATGTGATGCAGTTGCCATTCCTCACGACCTTAGCATTCATAGCCTTGAAAATCTTAACCTCGGTCGTTACCGCTTCCGTGGCGCGCTGAAAACAACCAGCATTGAAGACTTCACCCGATATTCAACCGGCTTTGCAACGGTTGGTACCCGCTGCTTTATTGATGCTGACAATATGAAGGCTGTGACCGTTCTGAACCTCGGCACACTCGGGGAACCAGGCCACGCTGATAACACGGCAACAGTTCAATTAAAGAAAACTGCACCTTATGCCGCACTCCTGGAAATTAATGGCGACAGAAAAAGCCAGAAAGAATTGGCTGAATGGGTCGAAGACTACGCTGATTTCCTGATGGGTTTTGATGCTAACGGTGAAGTTATTCCTGCAAAAAAAGCAGCGGCCGCATTACGCAAAATCACCATTGAATCGAACCAGTCTGCCGATTTCGAAGATAACGATTTCAGCGGCAAGCGCTCATTGATGGAATCGGTTGAAGCAAAAACCAAAGATATTATGCCAGTAGCTTTTGAATTCAGCTGCGTACCGTTTGAAGGTCTGCAAGATCGCCCATTCAAATTACGCCTGAGCATTATCACTGGCGATCGTCCTGTTCTGGTTCTACGCGTTGCACAGTTGGAAGCCGCACAAGAAGCTATGGCCACCGAGTTCCGCGACCTACTGGTAGAGAAGTTTAAAGACAGCCAGGTTGAAACCTTTATCGGTGTGTTCAACGCCTGATTACTCAGCCTTAAGTGCCCTCTCGGGGGTACTTAGTGAAGCGTAATCCTTTTTATTGTTGCCTTCGGGCAAGGGATTCGTGCAACCAAAATTCAGCGCCGGTGCAGTGGCGCATTATTTAAGTGGAGAACTAAATGTCGTGGATTAGAACCTACACCGGAAAGCATTTCGATTATCGTAACGTCCGTCATGAAGATATTTGCATCGAGGATATTGCCAACGCCCTTTCAAATATCTGCCGTTTCGCCGGCCATTTGCCAGAGTTCTACAGCGTGGCTCAGCACTCCGTTCTTGCCAGTCGATTGGTTCGTCCTGAGTTCGCCCTCGAGGCACTACTTCATGACGCGGCAGAAGCTTATTGTCAGGACATCCCTTCTCCGCTGAAAGCATTGCTGCCGGATTACCAGATCATTGAGGAATACGTGGACTCCGCGATCCGCAATAAATTTGAGCTGCCGGCGGCGGCGAGCTCATGCGTTAAATATGCCGACCTCGTTATGTTGGCTACTGAGAGGCAGGAACTTGAACTGGATGACGGCACACCGTGGCCCATCCTTGAAGGCATTCCGCCAACAGATCTATTTCCTATCAATCCTCTGCGTCCAGGACAAGCCTACGCACTCTTCATGGCTCGCTTTGAAGAACTAACGGGGGTCACATGCAACGCTTAATCGATATGTCCACCAGCGAACTGGTTTCATTGGCTCGGAACTATGCATCGAGCATCACGGAAATCGGCATCTATTCAGAAATGGTGAAAGAACTGGCTACCCGGTTGTCTGCTAATACCACAGCAGTTATCCAGGCAATTAAAGAACATGATGAGTTGAATCTGGAACACGTCAGTGCAATGCAGACCATTGGTCAAATAATGGAACTAGTCGGCACCAGCGATGTAGATAGTATTTCAGGGCAAGTGACTGGATTAAAAGCATCAGGGTTAGAAAGTGCGGCTCATCGCCTGGGTGACTTTGCCAAACAATATGGTCCCGCAAAAGCTGAATTACTTAAAGCTGCGGGTAGAAAGCTATTGGAAGAAGCCGCACAGCTGCGCAAGGAGGCCAAATGAGCAATAACATCGAAGCACTGAATTATGATCCGGCAGACCCGGACAAAATGAAGCTTCCAGCCAAGGTGAGCTGCGGAGATTGTCGCCACATTCACCGTTGCAAAGCTATTTTCGGTCATACGGAATCTGATACCTACTGTGACTGGTCGCCATCTCGCTTTGTTGCCCAGGAGACCAAATGAATAGCTTAGAAGCGCTGATCGCCAGCATGAAATCAGTAATCGAGCCAATTGTGAACGGCTACCAGTATGTATGGGGTGTTGAGGATGTGCCAGGTCTGGGAGTTGCTCGTGCCGGAACGCTCAATGGCGATGGTGAGCTTTGCGCATTTGTAGATGTGTCGATTTCGGACTACTCAGGTAATGAGTTGGACGACCTTAAATTAGCGAAATTCATCGCTGCCGCTAATCCAGTTAATGTACAGACGCTGATAGCGGCGCTGGAGCAGTCGCAGGCCGAGCGCGAAGAGTTTCGTAAGCGCCTCAAGCTTGAGCGCTCAATTCTTGAAGATGCAGATAAGCGCATAGCAGAACTGGAAAAATCACTCCGAGGAACAGAGGAAAGCCTAGTAGCGGCGGTAGACCAAATAGCAGAACTGGAAACCAGCAAGCAACCCGTGAAGCTACATAAGCGCAGCGTCGGTGAAGTTATGCATATGAGCGGATTTAGCCGTGACTACGCTGAAGGTTGGTGCGCTGGCAATGACAATGCAATCCATGAAATCCACGCTGCTGGCGGATCCGTTGAAGGGAGTGAGTGAAGATGGCTAATCGCACAAGCAATAGAGCTGCCAGCAGAACTATGGCTGTTTTAATGCAGAGAATGGAAGTTCGTATTAGCAACAGGAAAGTTTTGGCAATGCGAAGATTTGACGTTGAGTTTGTTAATCACTCATCACCAAGCGCATCTCAAAACCGTGCAGCTAAGAGACGTTTAAATCAAATGGTGATGTGGGAGCGTGGAGTATGACCAACCTAAGCACTGAGCGCCTGGAGTTATTCGTAAACCAACCTATGGATAACGGCCTGAGCCGTGGTGAACAAATGGAGATGGCTCGCGAACTACTTGCATACCGCAAGGCCAGTAGTGAGGCTGTGGCTGATGTAGTTGCATGGAGCCACCCGACCGAAGAGCGCAAATGTGATATTCGCTGGCGACGCTTCGATGTTTCACCTGGCCCACTATTCGCAGCCCCTCAGCTTCCTGTAGTACCAAATAGACCATAAACGAACCGAATACTGTCATTTATTACAAATGGAGATCTTTTATAAACCAAAAAATGAATTATGGGTTACATGTGAGCCAATATATAAAATAATATCAATAAAAGTCTTTTTATGAGCTATTTAATGATTGATATAGAAATCATAGGGAATAAACGCAAAGCTGCAGGCTAGTTGTGTTTCTGCAATTCAGAAGCACCTCGCTCCACCAGCAAGCGAGTAAATTTAAATCATTATGCCCGTGTGCAGCGGGCTTTTAGTGGAGAAAAATATGCTGAACCTCGATTGTGTTCCCATCTCGTCTTATTGCAAAGAAACAGGTGAAACCACCGAAGCCATCAACAAGCGTCTTCAGCGCGGTATATGGCAGGACGGTGTGCAGGTTCTCAAAGTGGAAGGCGTAAAAGAAAGATGGATTGATCTTAGTGAGGTTGCTAAATGGGCAAGGCAGAACCGTCTAAACTACCGCGCGGCGTAACCGTCAGGATACACCGACAGGGTGAAACCATAAACATCACTTTTACTTTTAAAGGGGTCAAATGCCGTGAACCCCTTTCTAATCTTGATGTTAGTACAAAAAATCTAAAATATGCTGAGCGTATTCTGGGTGAAATTCATAATAAAATTGAAAGAGGTATGTTCAATTATTCTGAGTATTTCCCGCGTTCTTCTCGTTTAAAACTATTTGGTAATGCAGCCGCCGGCAAGACGGTTCAAAATTACCTGGATGAATATCTGATAATTTGCGAAACAAGGAAGTTATCGCCATCAACTATTGGCGGTTACAAAAAATGCCGTAGTGCTCTTTCTTTATTGCACAAACTTCCCGCCAGTGAACTTACCCCGGCGGCGCTAAAAACATGGATCCAAGAGCAATCAACAACGCTTAAGACGATTCGAAATCAGCTTTCTTTTCTGCGTTCTGCTCTTGATGAAGCAGTGACTGACGGTATTTTGCAGTTGAACCCGGTTTCACTGGTTACAGCATCAAGATACCAGAGTGATAAAACCACCAGTGAAAGCGAATACATTGTTGATCCGCTTTCACCAGCTGAGACAAGCGCCCTTTTAACAGCGACTGTTTATAAGCAATGGGAAAACCTTTTTGCATTCGCCATTCATACCGGCATGCGTAGTTCGGAATTGTGCGCCCTACGTTGGCGAGATATAGATTTCATTGGTAAGACGGCGCACGTTCAGAACGCAAGTGTTGTTGGCGTGATTAAGGGAACAAAAACGAAGGCAGGTACGCGTAAGGTTGAACTAGATGCTGAAGCAATGGCCGCGCTTGCAGAACAGAAACCTTTCACGTTCTTGAAGGATGATACGATATTTGAAGACCCTAAAACTAACAAGCCGTGGGCTAGTGCTGATGCAATCAGAAAGAAAGCGTGGGTACCAGCGTTAAAGAAAGCGGGGATCCGATACCGCAATCCGTACCAGACCAGGCACACGTTCGCGACCAGGCATATCAGCCAGGGGGCAAACCTCTTTTGGCTGGCCGGGCAAATGGGACATAAAGGGCCGGAGATGCTTTTCCGCCACTACGGATCGTACTTAAAAGAGTATGACGGGAACACGGAGAAAAGACCCAAACAGGTCAGTGGTGGGACGTGAAAAGAGCCGCAAAGGAGCCGCAGGAAAATAATAGCGAAATATACTTTTATTTATCATGTGGTTAAAGAGTTTCGGACACGGGTTCAACTCCCGCCAGCTCCACCAAAATCTTCAATCGATGATTACCAGAGTCATCCGATAAAGTCTAAAGAGCCCGCATGGCACAAGCCCTGCGGGCTTTTTTGTGCCCTCAATTTGTCCCGCGAAGTCTGATGCCAACTAATTAAATCCGAACCTTTTAGGCACCTTGTTAGGCACCTCATAAAGCTTTATTGTTTTTGAGGTGCCTAAAACTATGGAAACCCGGCAATGGCAAGACAAACCAAACCTCTATCCGTTAAAGAAATCGAATCTGCTAAACCCAAGGAAGCGGACTACGTTCTCTATGATGGCGATGGCCTTGAGCTACTGATGAAATCCAGCGGGAGTAAAATCTGGCAGTTTCGCTACATTCGCCCTGTCACCAAGAAACGTGCGAAGAAGAGCATAGGCCCCTACCCGTCAGTTACGCTTGCCGATGCCAGAAACTATCGCGCAGAGTCTCGTTCTCTTCTGGCGAAACAAATCGACCCTCAGGAACATCAGCAAGAACAACTTCGCAGTTCGCTGGAAGCTAAAACCAATACTTTCCAGCTCGTTGCTGAACGTTGGTGGAATGTGAAGAAAGCCAGCGTGACAGAGGACTATGCCGACGATATCTGGCGCTCTCTTGAAAGAGATGTCTTTCCTGCAATTGGCGACGTTAGCGTTACAGATATTAAAGCTCACACACTGGTTCAGGCCGTCCAACCGGTTCAGGCCAGAGGAGCACTGGAAACCGTTCGTCGCCTGTGCCAACGCATTAATGAGGTCATGATCTATGCCCAAAACACAGGGCTGATTGATGCTGTTCCCAGCGTTAATATCGGTAAAGCCTTCGAGAAGCCTCAGAAAAAGAACATGCCCAGCATTCGACCGGATCAGCTACCTCAACTGATGCAGACAATGCGAACAGCCAGCATTAGCCTTTCCACACGCTGCCTGTTCATGTGGCAACTTCTTACTATTACCCGCCCTGCCGAAGCGGCTGAAGCTCGCTGGGAAGAGGTAGACATAGAAGCGCGAGAGTGGAAGATTCCTGCATCACGCATGAAAATGAACCGCGACCATACTGTTCCATTGTCAGATGAAGCAATTGCGATACTGGAGATGATGAAGCCGTTAAGTGGAAATCGAGAATTTATCTTTCCCAGCCGCATCAAGCCAAACCAGCCGATGAACAGTCAAACCGTTAACGCATCGCTGAAACGCGCAGGTTTTGGTGGGGTGCTCGTTTCACACGGTTTGCGATCTATTGCCAGTACAGCTCTCAACGAGCAAGGTTTTCCGCCAGATGTGATTGAGACTGCATTGGCCCACGTGGATAAGAATGAGGTTCGCCGTGCTTATAACCGCAGCGATTACCTTGAGCAGCGACGGCCAATGATGCAGTGGTGGGCTGATTTTGTGATGGCAGCTGATTGTGGAAGTATGATTGAGGGCGGTATGAAAGGAATGAGGTTAGTAGGGTGATGGATAACTAATAACAGTTCCTGCTTTAATACTGTGTTAAATGAGGCTTTAAATTTCATCCCCGTAAGTGCCAAAAACGGAAGTTGGTATTTTTTGCCAAGTTGAAAGACGCTTATTGATATGCCTGCTAAACCCGTGGCTATCCAGATTCAGTTATCGTTTCTGAAATCAGGTTGTTAGACAGTAAAATGGGTCGAAGGACGACCCGTTTTTACTTATTCGAAAACCGGCTCGCCATCGCCGGGAAAAAACCATCCGCAGACTTTACCGTGTAACCTAATGCGCTTAATACCGGGCTGATTTCTGGACGATGAGCAGTGCACACTACCACTCTGAATCCGAAAGCCAGAAATACAGACTGGCTCAGGACCGGGACGTAACGCTGTTCTCTTGATCAGGAGCTTTCGGCTACCTTCCATAGCCACCGATTAGCTCCATAGCGATCAGTCAGTCCGCAATGAACCCACGGTGGCGCCATTTCGCCCGCACGAAATCCTTGAAGTTGTAGTCCTGGCCGAGATTGAGCCCATCGGCGTGATCGCAGACGATGATCTGTGGCATCACGCCCGTCTCACGCGCTGTATCATCACAGAACTTCGCCATCTGCGTGAACATGTTCGACACAGCATCGATGTCATCATGCAGTTCTACACCCTGAGTGTCCTCGGCCCGCAAATTCTCGGCCTCGAACTCCTCCCCCTCATCCTTGGATGGGAAGTACACCTGAGTGGGTTGATCCAGAAATAGGATGGGGGGGATTGCACATTTGTCCCCCCAAGCAGCGAACTGGTAATGTAGCGCCATGAACAGGGTGAGGTGTGAGTACACCCAGTTGGCACCACTGCCCATCGAGCGGAGAAACACTTTCTTGTGCGCCTCTTTCTCGTGCCACAAGTCAAAAGTGTTAACATCAAATCGCAGGGAGCCCTTCCTGTAGGTCTCCTCGAAATGGAACCGCTGACCGATCTCCTTCATTTTTTTGTTGATATCCCGAGATAACCGATCCAGCTCGATATCAACGTCATACTTATCCAGAAGCTCTTTGTACTTCTTGACCTGCTCTGCCCAATACGACTTCATCTTCTTGAGGTCAGATGGCGGATTCTCGATGAACTCATCAATAGCGATCTCAAGCAACAGCTTGGCCTTTTTCGGCGCATCTTCGAGCGAGTTTGCTTCTGCAACCCGCCTATCATGCTCCTCGAAAGGTTTGAGCGAGGTTTGAACGCTCTTCAGCTTAAGCCGAATTTCCTTGATCTCCTTTCTCAGATCACGACTCTCCTGCCCCAAGCTCTCTCGGGCGTAGGAGGAAAGCCTCAACTCGGTGTTGAGCCACTCAATCGCCTGAGTGAGTTTGTTCGCCTGATCTTCGGGAATGTCGGAGTGCGACTCACAAACGGGGCAGAACGTGTGATCAAAGCTCGTGGAAC